TGGTCGAGTTCTGCGGTGGTCACAGGATTCCTTTTAGGTGTGCGGCGATCCATTGGGCGACGGGTGTGGCGACACCGTTTCCACACTGCCGGTACCGTTGTGTGTCTGTCTGTTCCTTGCCGGTGTCTGTCCATCGGGTGTGGTCGTCGGGCCACCCCATCAACCGTTCGCATTCGGTTGGGGTGAGACGGCGGACTGACATTGGCTGGGTAATGAACATTTGTGCGTGATGTGACTGGGGTGACGGCCACAGTGATGACAGCGAGTTCGCATGGTCAAGTTCGGTTGCGCTAAATGTGTTTGCTTTGGCATCTTCACGTACCGAATAGGCAACTGCTTGTGCCCCTGTCTGATCCAATGTGTATGCCGGTGCGCCGGGTTCCGCAACGCCTAGCCCGTTCTGCCGCTTGTCGATTTCACGTCCATCCTGAATCGGGATTGGTTGAACGATGGCGGTGGTTGCCCGTGTGTCACCCATGTCAAACTGGTTGAGGGTCGGATTGACTTGTCCCGGCACCCATGTTCCGTCGTCGTCCGAGGTTTGGGCACGACGAGACTTCACGAACGGCTCCACCACTAGGTCAGTCGCATCCTTGTAGTCACGAGCCTTCATTGCAGAGGCGGTGTCGTCGTCTGCGTAGGCTCCGAATGCGAGCATCCTGAACCCCTCACCACCGCCTCCAACGCCGCTTGCAATCTCGCTGGCAGTTGCTTGCCCCTTCTTCCGGCCCTTCGCAGAATCCCCTCGCACGCTTTCCCGGACAGGTAATAGCGGGTCGGGACATCCTTCTGCGGTTGCAGAATCAAAGACAGCGACGACGAACACGCGCCTCCGTCGCTGGGGCACTCCGAAGTGTTGAGCATCCAAAACTGCCCATTCGACGACCATCGCCCCTGCTTCTGCCATTTGATCGAGGACTGTCCCGAAGTCAGCACCTCCGTTGGAACTGAGAGCTCCGACCACGTTCTCCCAGACGACCACTCTTGGAAAGGAATCTTCGGTTGCATCTCTCATCTCCTTGATGATTCGCATCGCTTCGTGGAACAAACCCGACCTAGCACCGTCCAACCCTGCACGCTTGCCTGCGACGGACAAGTCTTGGCATGGTGAGCCGAAGATCAGCACATCGACCGGCGGCAGTTCGGTGCCGGACACGGTGGACACGTCACCCCACTTGGGGACTTCGGGCCAATGCTTGCGGAGGATGGACTGGCAATGCTTGTCCCATTCCACTTGGAACCGGCAGTCGTATCCGGCACGGTCAAACCCCATGTCGAATCCGCCGACCCCGGCGAACAGGGAACCGTAGCTCAGAACACCCACGAGAACCCCACGAACACGAGCCAGAGTGCCGACCAGAATCCGATGCTCATCCCGGCGAACATGATCGTCTTGTCACGGCGAGTCACAGTTCCACCCCCTGCTGGATGTGCAGGCGGAGCCTGTCTACGGTCGCCTGCAACCCCCGCTGCTCGGAACGCACCGCCTCCAACTCCAAGAACAGCGAGTCAGCCACGTCACGGGCATCCGACAACTGATCCAGCAAAGTCTCGTTGGTCTGCCGCAACTTCTCCAACTCGATCTCCAACGCCTGCACATCCGACGCCTTCATACGAGCCTCCTTCTCCTTGTGGTGCCTGATGTAGTCCTCAGATTCCATACTTCATCCCTCCGTTCCTCATCTTGCGCCGATCCATCGGGGTCGTCCCCGCCCAAATACCGGCAGGTTCCCAGTTGTCCATCGCATACTGGAAACATTCCTGCCTGACCGGGCATCCACCACACACGATGCGGGCGTTCTTCAACTTGACGTAGTTCGCACCGTTCTCGTTGTGTTCAAGGAAGAACATCTGCGGATCCATCCCCTTGCAATGCGCTTGGGCGACCCAGCTTCGGTCGGTGTTCTTGATCTGATCGAATGCGAGCAGCATCGGATCTCTGTCTATCGTCATAGGTTCCTCCAAACCTGTGTAGTCATCGTCCCATTCGGACATGGCACCCACCCTACGGGGCGGGAGGCCAATCTTCAAGGCTTTTGCATTGCTTCACATACTTCGGACCCCATTGGCACGGGTCCCACGGTGCCCAACCAGCCACCGAATACAGCAGGTACCCGGCTTTCAGGTTGGTGAGCGGGTCCATCAGCGTTTCCTGATCGCAGACCCCCATCCGCTCGCACACCAGCCCCTCATACTTGGCGTGGTCGCGCTTCCAATGCACACCGTTCAACTGCATCAGCCCGGTATCTGACCGGTTCACACGGGTGGCGACCCGCAGCACATTGCATTCCTTGTCCACCACGTCCCCACCTCGACGGTATGGGCAGCCGCCCGATTCCCGCAGGATGATGTGCGCTAGCCGGGGCCACGTTGCTTCCGGCCACCCTGCCTCGGCAGCCAGAACGGGCAGCCACGAAACGTCCCCATGCCGGAACACGATCCGGCTGATACCCCCGTCAGAAGCCCCGGAATCGGGGTCTGGGGCGATCCTGTCGGGCACGACGATGATCGTGTCTTGTGGGATGGATGGTGCGTGGGCCGCTTCCTTGTAGGTGGCGGTTCCAATCACGCCCATGAGGGCGACGGCTCCGAGCCGCAGGAACATCAGCATCAGGTCCTCCTAACCCTAGCAGTAGTGCCGGGACTCGCCCCCACCCCTGATGCTTCGCGCATTGCCCGCATGGGGTGGGGGAGGTCAGCTCCCGAGACTAGGACTCGGGCACCCGTGCTACTGACCTTACGCCTGTGTGACCAGCATAACCAGTTCTGCGAACTCCTCCAACCTCATCAGCACGATTCCATCAGAAGTTCCGTCCGGCATTGCCACCATTAGAAACGGTCGAATATCGCCCAAAGCCTTTGATGCCTCAGACTGAGCACGAGCAGCGGCGAAACGAGTAGCAATCGGGCCAATCTGGGCACCCGCCTTGACTTCCACCCGAAAGAAACCCGCCCAATGTTCCTCGTGCCGAGAACCTGCCTTGCCTGTCGCAGTAAGACCGAGTTTCTTTCGCGCTCGTCGAGCCTTCCCGTCTCCCTTAGCACGGTTCCGTTGTCCTCGTGCAACAGGATCACCGCAGCCCCTGACCCGTCGCTTCCCGTCCTTGCTAGCTGGACGTAGCAAACCGTACTTTGGGCATTCGGGAAGCGAACACTTCTCCTTGTTGCCATCGCATTCTCCCTTCCGTTCGTCCATCAGTCGATGATCTCGTAGTCGGCTTGTGACATGGTGATGAGCCTGCCGTTCGTTTGGATTGCGATCCATGTGGGTGCGTCGGGGTCGCACAGGCATCCGGCTGTCCGGTCGGGGAGACGGATGACGACGGCCTCGCACTTGTTGCAACGCATCGCCCAAATGCCGCGCATCACTCGACCTTCGACAAGGCGAGGGCGGCGGACACGAGGAAGATGCCGAAGCCGACGGTCATGATGAAGTCGGTCACGGGTTGATCGTTTCGTACCAGGCGTCCGACCACAGGCAGTCGTTGCCGCAGGGGTGGACATAGACGATGCAACCGTCCTCGTCGAGTGCGGCATAGGTGCGGTTGCACATGCCTTCCTGTGCGAGTGCCATTGCCTTCAACTGCCACGGCGACACGGTGAATATCTTCCATGCCTTCTTCAACATCCGGCCCCTCATCAGTTCTCCTCCCAGACACGCGGCTCCAACCGGTGCTCCATCCAGTCGATCACATCCACCGTGTCCATCAGAAGCTGGAACACGGGGCCAGCGGGGAACTGGTCTGCCATTTCCAGCAGCCGTTCCCGCACCGACTCCACCGTCAACTCCGACACATGCGCCTCACCAAACGGGTCGTACGTCACTTTGCGCCTCCCTCGCACCGGCAAATGACACGCTTGAACTCGTAGTGCTCGCCAGTTTCATCGTCCACCCAACTCACATCCTCAACACGGACAGACGGTTCGGACAACGGGATCATCCCGCCTATCCGCACATCATTGAGAATCAGACGACTCATCTGCTCCGAAATAATCGGGACAAGTTCATCCGCCTCGGCAGAGGAAATATCGGCACTAAGACCGAATGTACGGGTTCGCATCACTCCCCCTTCAAGTAGGAGATGACCTTCGACGCATCGCCCTTCGTCATCTCGTCGAACGAACCGAGCACCCGGCCCACCACCTCGGAGCAGACCTCCAACACCTCGCGGCGGTCAGTCACGTTCCGATCCTTCAAGATGCCCATAATCGCACCGATCTGCGGCTTGGACGCCGGGGCACCCGGCTCCTTGATGGACGGCTTCGGCTTCGGCGCATCCTCGATGACCTCGGCGTCGATGATCTCCCCACCGAACTGCTCGGCAAGGTCAGCGACCATCTCGTCGATGGACGGCGGCTCCGGCGCGTTGTCCGGTGCGGCGAACGACTGCAAATCCTTGAACGCCGCCCGCAGCGCGGGCATCTCGGACTCACGCAACCCGGCCAGAGTGACGCCAGCGTTGTCCGCGACCTGCTCCGGCGACAGCCCCGCCTTCTTGCACGCCTCACGGAACCGGGTCAGGTTCTCCACCGACACCAACGGATCAGCATCCGCCTGGGGTGCGTCCACTCGGGTCGCCTGCACACGCTGCGGCTCGGGCTGGGCATCGGCCTGCGCCATCTCCTCCGTCGTGTAAAGCCCCGACAAGTCCTGCGGGAACGCCTTACGGAGAGCGAGAGCCTCCGCGCACTTGGCGAGCATCCGGTGCGGCATCTTCGACCACAGACCCATCGGCTTGGAGTCCTTGCCCAACTGGACGTACTCCTCCCAACGGGCGGTGGCGGTGAACTCGCACACCTGACCGGCGACCACCTTGCGGACAGTCACCGTCGCGGACACGGGCTTGCCGTCCTTCTCCACCCACGACTCGTCCGACCCGGCGTACACGCCGGTGCGCTCCGCAATCAGCCGGTAGCCGTCGATCCCAGTCTGGATCGTGTACCGCATCGCGTTCGCCCGACCATCCCACCGGCCCACCATGTAAATCTGCTTGGCGAACGGGTCGAGTCCGGTGCGCTGGCATTGGTGGAAGAACACGCCGAGGTCACCCTCGGACACCTTCTCCACCCCCAGCTGCTTCAACGTCGCCAACTGCTGCGGGGTGAACCCCTGCTGGTCGGGACGGATGACGAGATTGCTCATTGCTGTGCCTCCTTCGCTGTGATCCGCATGGTGCGGTATGTGGTTTCTTTCTTGAACTTGGCGTACAGAGCCGGATGCTCCTTCTCAAACGCCTTCGTGTCGAACGACGACCGGGTGGCCGACTTCCACGTCACCACCGTAGTCCCATCCACCTGCCCATACTCGGCATTTCCGAGCAACAGACCCAGTTCGCCCTTGCATTGCTCCTTGATCGCCTCAGCCGACTTGATCTGGGCATCGGCCAACGCCATCCGCTCCAACGTGTCGTAGACTGTGGCATCGAGGGCAACGCTTTGACCATCACCCATTGGGTGCAGGCGGACGGCATGGTCGTAACCCACGTCTGCTCCCTCTGGGATCATTCCCATGTCGATGAACGACAGGAACTTGCGTACCGCTTCGATGTGGGTCTGGCGTTCGTCGGAGCTGACGGACTGTACGACGAACTGCAAGTCAAGATCGGAATCAAACACGACCCACTCGATGTTTGGGACGTTCGCGCAGATCGCCTGGTGCACACCCTGCCAGTACCAATGGTCTGGCAACTGCCCCTTCCAGCGGCGGTTGTACGTTTTCACCTCGTAAAACTGTCCGCCGCTGTCTAGCCCGTCCATCGTGGCGAGCATCCGCACGCCCGGCTCCTCGTAGCAGTAGAGCTGCTGCGGTTCGACGATGGTGACGCCGAGGATTTCTCCGGCCCACTTGACGATGGGGCCTTCGAGGATGGTGCCCCGGCGCATTGCGCTGTTCGCTTCCTTCGGCTGCGGCGGTTCGTCCGCCAGCAGTTCGACGGCAAGGTCAGCCATCGTGACGTACGGGTGGCAGCCGTGGACGGCGGCGGCGACGGATGCGGTGATCCGCTTCTCACCTGCCTCGTTCTGCCAGCGGGCTGCCAGCCAGTCTGCCGACCCGTGGGGCGGCTTTGGGATTGTGTAATGGTTCATTCGGGCACCTCCTATGCCTGTCTTGTACCTTACGGGTGTTGCAGGGTTACTGCAACTCTTTTCTGAAACTCGGCTGATCTAGCAGGACGGTCTTGCGGATCATGCCCAACGGAATGTGGACGGGCATCCCCACCGTGTCAATGTCCGGCAGGTCGTCCGGGAAGTAGCTGTTCACCAGGGTCAGATACCCGTCGAGGCAGTCGGGCCATAGCCAGCCGACGGTGGCGACCATCGCCGGGCCGGTCTTGTATTCGGTCGTGTCTGTCCAGCCGTTCGGCCCGTCAAACGCATCTTCCCAATAGACGACGATCAGCGACCACGGCATCGGGACATCCTACTCGCCGGTCTGCCCGGCCCATCCCTTGTCGTAGTAAGCCTCCCACTCGTTCGTGGTGCTTTCCCGGCGCACCTTGTCCACCATCGCCATGCACGCCAGATATCCGGCGGCATCGACGAGGCTGTCCCGATGCAGCTTCCCGCCCGCAAGGTTGGTGCGGAGCCGTGCCATCTTGACGGACACCATGAACAGGAGTGCCTGCTCCAACGTCAGGTCAATCCCCGTCAGGGCACGAAAGATGGTAACCACCTTCGTGTAGTCGTCATACGGATGCGAGTAGGTCGCCTGCCGTGGGCCGGTCACCAACTGGTGTGCCTCCAACAGCACGTCCGCCCCATTGTCGTCGTTCACCACTTCTCCTTCCTCCTATCCATGCAGAACACGGGTGCCTGAAACGTGATGTTCTTCTCCGGCGTGACCACCGCCAACGCCTGCTGAGGCTGCTCAAAGTTGAACCCCGACAGCAGGGCGTACTCGTCGAACCCCTTCAACGATCCGTTCACGATCATCGACGGGGTGGACAGGTACTGGTGCCAATGACCCAGCCACAAGGTTGCGAACTGGTTGCCGGTCGCCATGTACCGCTGGTACTTGCGGGCACGCATCCGCATGATCGGCGGATAGATGCCACCGATACCGCCGCCACCGTTCACCTGGTCGCCGTGGGTGACGAGGTGCCCGTGGTCGTAGATGCGGATCAGCGCATCGGCGGACTCGGGGATGGTGAACGTGATCTTCGGATTCTTGGCGAAGTGACGTTCCACCATCTTCGCCAGCAGATAGTCGAAGTTGGTGCGGACACGCTGCTTCATCCGGGGCTTCCGGGTGGTGCGCCCGTGGTTGCCGACCACGCTCACCACATGGCACTTCCCGAACTCGGTTGCCAACAGGTCGAGGGCGGCGGCCAGCTGCTCCGACCAGAACAGGAGCGACCCGATCATCGTGTCCTCGTTCGTCACCGTCAGCTCCTCGTGGATGTCACCGGTGAAGATGTCGCCCCCGAGGATGACGACCACCCCGTCATAGGTCACCCCAGACAAGTAGTGGCGCGCCAACTTGACCACGTTCTGCGCCCACCGCTCCAACCGCAGCACGGCGATCTCACGGTTGTAGGCGTTCAACCCCTCCATCTCGTCGGGATTCACCACCTCGTCAAAGTGGGTGTCCGACAGCATCACCACAAGGGTCGCCGCAGACTTCTTCGGCTTCGCCGGAACCATCCACATCGGAGGCTCCAACCGCTGCGTCTCCGCCCGCTCGACGATCCCCAGCACCTGCTCCAACTCGTCCACACGGGACTGCAACTGGCCGTTCTGCCGGGCGTACTGGTCACGCTGCTTACGGACAAGCGACTCGTCCTTCTGCTGCGCTGCGATCTCATCCTTCATAGACATTGGCGATCTCCCCTCGACGGTAAGCCTTGATTGACGTGATACCGATCTTGTAGCCACGGGCCGACAACACCCGGAGGATCGCCCCCGAACTGAGCGTCGGATCACCCAGAGCCTCCAACAGATCGTTCCTGTCGTCCTCCGACATCTCCCGCAGGATCGTCGTCAGCACAGGCTCACGAACCCCACCGCTGGGGACACGTTCAGCCTGAAACTGCTTTGCCAGTTCTCCCATGCTTCTCCTCCTCGATCAGCCGGTCGATCTTCTCCACCAGCCCCCACAGTCTGTCAGCCTCCGCCCTCCCAATCTGGGATTTGCGGAGGCAGTCCCGCAGGAACTTCAACTCCACCGTACTGAACTGCCGTGCCATATGCAACAACCCTCCTTAGAGGGCGGCAGGCTATCGGGCTACTTGTGCCCGTGCAAGTGGTCGGTGAACCGCTCCGCCAGATGGTCAAGCTTCTGATCCAGCCGATCCTGCTTCCGGCCCACCATCTTCAACAGCCCCATGACAAGCTCGTGGTCACCCTTGTTTTCCTTGCGAACCTTGTTCAGCAGGGCGACGATGATGGAGCCAACCGCCGCAATCAGGGCTGCGACGATGACTGCCATCGGCTGATCCATGTCACGCACCCACCGCAAACACGGCAGACACCTGAATGGGCTTCACCTTGCCGTCCACCTCAACATGGAACCAGTCTCCGACCCCGCCAAAGGTGACGGTCGGCTTGTCGTACACCTTCCAATCCCAGCGGTCGCACCTCCACGCCCGACCATGCTTCCCGAAGCCATAGTCAATAATCATCTGGATTCCGAGGGCTTCGGCGTTGGCGACCAGAAAGTTCATCGCCTCAACAGCCTGTTTGCGTCCGCCGAACCGGACACCCTTGTGCTTCATGTACCGCCACGACACGTCAGCAGCGATCCCACGGGCATGGTTCGACATCTGCTCCTTGCCCCGGATCGGACGGACACCCCACGTCCCGTTGTCCCACAAGGCCGGATACTTGGCGCACAACGCATCGACCAATGCCCGCAGGTGCGGCAGTTCCTTCCGTCGGACAGGGAGACTGTCCGCCACATAGAGGCGGCGCATCTACTTCTTCTTGAACTT